GGAGGCCGAGGTGGTGCGGGCCCGAGCCAGCTCAAGCCTCATGGGATTCATCACCAGTCCTGAAGGCGAGCTACAGGGCGATGAGGTCTACGACGGCGAGCGGGTCAGCAACTTCGAGCCGGGCGTATTCAAGTATTTAGCGGCCGGTGAATCCGTCACGGTGCCGCAGCTGGATGCGCCTGACGGGCAATTTGAGCCATTCCTTCGGGCGATGCTGCGGGCCGTTGCTGCTGCCATCGGCTGCAGCTTCGAAACGATTAGTCGTGATTTCAGCCAATCCAACTACAGCAGCTCGCGGCTAAGCCTGCTGGAGGATCGTGAGAACTGGAAGACGCTCCAGGATTATCTGATCGATCACCTGCTACGCCCGATCTTCGAGCGATGGATGGCTGCCGGCGTTGCGGCCGGCGCGCTGTCCCTGCCCGGCTACGACACATTCCCCGACCGCTACCAATCCGTGCGGTGGTTCCCGCGGGGCTGGGAATGGGTTGATCCGGCCCGCGAGGTTGCGGCCTATAAACAGGCCGTGCGGTGTGGGTTCAAGACGCAGGCCGACGTGGTGGCGGCTGGTGGCGCCGACCTGGAAGACGTGCTGCAGGCTCTGGCGGATGAGCGCGCACGGGCGCAAGAGCTGGGGCTCACGCTCGACATTGACCCGGGCAAGGTCAGCGACGCTGGCATCACGCAGGCCCGGCCGCCCGGCTCGATCATGCCACAGGATGCCTACGCCCCCCAAGACACAGCGGCCGAGGCTGAATCCAGCGGCGAAGAGGTGGAGGATGACAGCCCAGGCGAGCAGGAGGGCACAGCCGAGGATGAGCAGGAAGACGCCATGGAGGAAGACGCTATGGAGGAAGACGCCATGGAGGACGCCAGCTGATGGCCACCGTCAACGGGGTTGAGATCGATCTGCAGCCGACCGAGGCAATGCAGGCCGAGGCTCGCCGCTACCGGCAGTGGAAGGCCGAGGGCCAGCAGGGCGGCACCGAGGTGGCAGCCGCCAGGGCCAGCCAGATCCTGAGCGGTGATGAGCTGAGCCCCGACACGGTGATCACCATGGCGGCATGGTTCGCGCGCCATGAGGTGGACAAGGCCGGCGAAGGATTCAGCCCTGGTGAGGATGGCTACCCATCACCCGGCCGCGTGGCATGGGCGGCATGGGGTGGCGACCCCGGGCAAGGCTGGGCCGATGCCAGAGCTGCCAGGATCAAGGCCGCGCAGGATCGTGCCAGGCTGGGCCATGAGGCAACAGGCGAAAACAATAATCCCGCTACTCTGCCTGTAATCCCAAGCTCTGCCGTGCAAGTCCGCGACTACAACCGCGACCCGCTGCGCCGCATCGCATCGTTTGATGCGGCGGCAGTGAGCGAGGAATCCCGCTCGCTTGAGTTTTCGTTTTCCAGCGAAGCCCCTGTAGAGCGATGGTTTGGCAGCGAGGTGTTGAGCCACGCTGCCGAATCGGTGGACCTGAGCCGGCTGAACGATGGCGCTCCCCTGCTCTGGAATCACAACCCAGATCAGGTGCTGGGAGTTGTCGAGCGTGGCTGGATCGATGGCAAAAAGAAGCGCGGCATGGTGTCGGTTCGCTTCTCCCGTAGCGCATTCGCCGAGGAGAAGCTGGCCGACATTCGTGACGGAATCCTTCGGAATGTCTCGGTTGGCTACTCGATCAACGACGCAGACCAGCTATCTGACGGCTCCATAGTTGCTACTTCGTGGCAGCCTATGGAGGTTTCGGTAGTGAGCGTGCCAGCAGATCAATCAATCGGGATCGGGCGAAGCCTGGGCCCGATTGATTCAGCGGCCCCGGCCGCAACCTCAACCCCTCCCAAATCCACAACCATGGAATCCCTCGACCTGACCCAGGAGCGGGCGGCGGCTGCGGCCGATGCCGTGACCGCTGAGCGCAGCCGCATTGCGGCGATCACCAGCCTCACCCGCGAGCACGGCGCCGATGACCTGGCCGCCGATCTGATCGCCTCCGGCGCATCCGAAGCCGATGCCATGCGCAGCGTGCTCGGCGCCATCGCCAAGCGCGCCAAGCAACCCGCCTCCCCCTCCACCCCGGCCGCCCAGCCCATCGCTGGTGGTTCGGCTGACATCGGCCTGACCGATAAAGAGGTCCGCAACTTCAGCTTTCTCAGGGCAATGCGCGCCCAGCTGTTCCCCAACGAGCGCGCTTTCCAGGAGGAAGCCGGGTTTGAGCGCGAGGCCAGCAAAGCTGCCGCCCAGCGAATGGGCATGAGCCCCAAGGGTATCTTGATCCCTAACGATGTGCTCAGCCGGTCCCTGACCGCTGGCCAGGCCTCCGCCGCTGGTGACCTGATCTTCACCGATGCTCGCCCGGGATCGTTCATCGAGCTGTTGCGGAAAAGAAACTTTCTGACCGGCCTTGGCGTGACCATCCTGGCTGGCCTGACTGGCCCCGTAGGCATCCCCAAGCAGACCGGCGCCAGTCAGGTCTACTGGAAGGGCGAAGGCGCGGCCGCCACCGAGTCTGAGCAAAGCGTGGGCCAGGTCACAATGACGCTCAAGGAGATGAGCGCTTGGACTAGGTTTTCCCGCTCGCTGATGCTGCAAAGCTCCATCGATGTTGAGACATTTGTTCGCAATGACCTGGTAACCGTGATGGCCCTGGAGCAGGCGCGGGTTGCCCTTTATGGCCTGGGATCTTCTTCCCAGCCCGAAGGGCTCAAGCTCACCACAGGCATTAATACCAAGGACTTTGCCGCAAACCAGCCCACCTATGCCGAGCTGGTGGACATGGAGACACTGGTTGCGGCCGACGATGCCGACATTGGCACCATGGGTTATGTGACCAATGCCACAATCTACGGCGGATTCAAGACCACCGAAAAAGCGTCTAGCACCGCTCAGTTTGTCCTGGAGCCCGGCGGCACCGTGAACAGCTACGGCGTGGTGCGCTCCAACCAGGTGGAGGCTGGGGACGTGTTCTTCGGCGTCTGGAGCCAGCTTGTCCTGGGCCTCTTCGGTGCCGTCGATCTCCAGGTCAACCCCTATTCCGAGGACAAGGAGGGCAACATTCGGGTCGTGGCTCATCAGGCCATCGACTATGCGGTGCGCCACCCTCAATCGTTCTGCCGCGGCAACAACACCCGGTGATGGCCATGAGGATCAGGATTTTGCGCCAAACCTCAATCAGCGGCCGACCTGCACGGGTCGGCGACCTGGTGGAGGCAACCCCTGCGGACGCCCGGCTTCTGCTGGCCATGGGCAGGGCTGAGCAGGCGCCAGGTCCTGATCCGGTGGCAATCACCGCCCCAGAGGCCCCAAAGCCTCGCTCCCGTAAACCAACCCCCCGCCAAACCGATGGCCGTTCATGAGCTTTCGCTGGACAAGCTCCAGCACTTCACCCTTCTGGCTACGACCACGATCACCGCTACCGGCAACCAGACCGGCGTAGACCTTCAAGGTTTCGAAGGTGATATTCAGATCATCCTGGCCGGCACTGCTGCTGGCGCTGGCGCTGACCTGACCTTCCGCATTGAAGAGTCGGACGACAACTCGACCTATACCGCCGCCACCGGCGGCGGCTTCACCGCGATTGCCAACGCTGCATCGAAGCAGGTGATCACCCTGAACAGTAATGATCTCAAGCGCCACATTCGCTTGAGCTGTACTGCTGAGACGGGCACCGCGAGCAGCAGCGTTACCTGTTTTGGCTACGGCCTGAAAAAATACAGCTGATGGCGATAGCAGAGGATCTCACCCTCTACCTGTCAGACCACGGCGTCAGTGTCACAGCTGGCGCCGTTTCTGGCCTGGGTATCTTCGAGCAGCCGGGTGAGCTTGCCCTAGGCGGCGAAATGATGCTGATTGATTACGCCATCACGTGCGAGGCATCGAAGTTCGGCGGCCTCAGCTACGGCGATGCGGTGACTGTTGATGGCGCTGCCTACACTGTTGAGAACAAGCCCACGCCCATCGATGATGGGGCCTTTGTAACCGTTCCCCTCGTCAAGGTCTGACCCATGGCCCTCGCTGCAATCACGTCTGTCACCTTCACCAGGCCGAGCAATACGACCGCCTACACGGCCGGGGATGTGATCGGCGCGGCTGATGGCACCACGCCTGCCAATGCTGGCAGCGCGGTCCACTTGTTGCAAGGTGTCACGCAATCCGATCGATTCGTGATGTTGCAGGAAGTACAGCTGCTCATGTATCGCAGCGATGTGCCATCAGGAATGAGCGGCTTTCGGTTGCATTTCTACGATGCAACCCCGGCCGCGATTCTGGATAACGAAGCCTTCAACTTGGTATCGGCTGATCGCACCCGCTGGCGTGGATCGGTGGACCTCCCAACCCCGACTGACCTAGGCGACACCATCGCTTCACAGCTGACCTATTGCGGGCTGCTGCTGCCCGTGGCGGCTGGCACTACCAACCTGTTCGTGCAGCTGCAGGCGCTGGGCGGCTGGGCCCCGGCGAGTGGCACGGTCCATCAGATCCGGGCCCGGTTCGTGGAGGCGGGGATGTGAGGCGACCGCTGGCCCGTTCGCTGGCGCTGGGGAGGCCCGGCCTGTTCTATGGGTCGGCGGTGCGGGACTACCTAGACAGGGTGCGCGCGGTTGATGGTGACGGCCTGAGCCGTGGCGTAACAAATGGCATTAACACCTACTTAAGCGGCTTGATCTCGGCGCAGCTGCTGGGCACCAGCGGCGGCGTGATCTCTCAATCCGCCAGTGTCATCAAATCCCACGCCATCCTGGCTGGGGCGAACACACTGCCCGGCTGCCTGGTGCCTGTGGTTGGCACTGCGCCGACCAATGTAAACTTTGTGGCCGGAGATTATGACCGTCGCCTAGGGCTGGGTGATCCGGCGAATGCGACCAAGTACCTGGACACAAACAGGGCTAATGGGGCAGATCCCCAAAACAGCCAAAGCATGAGCTTATACATCGTCAGCGGGACAACAGCCAACATGGCTGTGACTCCTGTTGGAGGCGATGGGCAAACGTGCATATTCGTCAATCCAGGCTCATTCCCAGCAACCGGCCCTTTCCGCAGCCGTTCTACATCGGTTACCAACACACGTTCTACAGCTGGCGCGACTGGCTTTGTAGGCATTAGCCGTGGATCAGCCGCAAGCTTTACCGCTCGGTTTAACAGTATAGACGAAACAATAGTCTTCCCTTCCCAGCCACCCGGGGCTGGGAATATCTTTCTGTTTGCCAGAAACAACCTTAACACCGGAGGGATTGATGCCTATTCAAATA